AAGAAGAGCTGGTACTGACTTCGAGTTTCAGTTGGATAGCACTCAGTGGTGGCGAGATCCTGAGTGATTACGTCGATGTCAACCATGAGCCTGTGTTGGTTCAAGACCGGCTCAAGGGTGTCGATGATCCTGACTTCCTTTTGTTTTGTGTGTCGAACCTCTTCAACGCTGCAGGGGTAAATCGTTCCCAAGTAACGTTTGAGAAGCTCAGAGAACATCCCGAGGCCGAGGTTGCTCTCAACCAGTATTTGCTTGACCTTAAATTCTTTGCCGATGAGAGCGAGCTTTTTAAGATTCGTCTCGCTGTAACCTCCCCGAAGGCCACCGCTCGCGAGAAGGAAAAGGTTACCGTTCAAGTAGGCGACTACTGCATAACCGAGCTCGTCAGAGCCGCGTCCGCTCGGGTCAACGCTCATGACGACTCCGGTGTACTCAAGAAACTCCGATCCGATTTGTGCAGGCTTGTAGAACAAATCACCGTGAAGACCGACAGAGGGGAGGTCTAGGGCTTTATCGCCGTTAGCCATCCACACCACCTTGTCAGGGCCTTGTTCGCGGTTTAGGCGGAACACACAGAGGTCCTTGAGTTTGAGAGGGAACCGTTCTTCATCACTCAGTGAGATGTCTAGGAGGAACTGGAGGTTGAACGTAGACTTACCAATGGAGAGCTGACGCGCCTCTAACTCCTCCCACCCGAAGCGACGAGGGTCTACTGGATGTCCAGCTAGGCTCTTGTCGTTATCGAGGTCTGACTGGATCTTGGGTGCTAGGCGGTGACCGTAGTAGTTCTGTCGTTTCTTGGCTGTTGGGTACAGAGCTGGCCAAATACGACAGGAGTAACCCGCCATCTCGAGCTTTGCGTAGATCGAGTCTTGGGTATGAGGCGTTCCGAGAAACACGATCTCACCACCAGGCTTGATCACGGAGTCAAATTCTTTAATCGACTCACGAAGTTTGTCGCGGATAAGTTGGGTTTCGCACGACTGAGGTGTTTCTACGTCGTCAGCGACGATCAGGTCTGCACGAGAGCCCGTGATTTGGCCAAAGATGCCGCTGGAGCGTACCGAGGGGCTTTGATCGGGCTTAGCACCGTAAACATCGAACGCGACTTTGCTAAATCGCTGCGTATCGCTAGGGAACAGGTCTTTGACCATGAACCAGTTACGCAGCAAGTCATGACAGAACACCGAGAAGGCGTCTGCACGGTCCTGTGCGGCCGATATAACCAGCACTTTGGTATCTGGGTCCCTACGGAGCCTCCAAAGCACGTAGCCAGCCGTCAGAAAGCTCTTTCCGCAGCCCCTGTACGCCATGATGATGCGTCGTTCAGGGCCGTTCTGTAGGTAATCAGCCAGCTGGTACTGAACAGGGGTAGGACTTGGCAGTCGTAGGTAGTGCCAAAGGTGAGTAGCAAAGACAGGAAAGCTTTCTACAGATTCCTGAATAATCCGTTCTGTTTCTTTACTTACCCTTGGCATCGTGAGCCCACTTAAACACTTGGCTCAAGTTATTCTGCAGGATTAGGTTCATCTTGGCGAACTCCAAGGCAAACTTCTCCAAGTCTTCACGACTAGCGTTAGGCAGATCTCTTTTGATCCGCTCCATCCTGAGCTCTTGCTCTATGGAGAGATTGAGATTGGGCAGAGGAGGCAATTCATCCATCTGTCGATAACCAGTTCTCGCTCCTCACAATAGTCAGGGCGGCTCTTAAACCACAGTCTCCAATTGTTACTGCCTTTTTCGTGGTTACAACGGCTGCAAGCGGGGACAATGTTCGTAGCTAGGTCCTCGCCGCCTTTAGTTTTGGGGTGAATATGATCCAGAGTTAACTTTTCGCTTTTAGTGCCGCAATAGGCACACTTACAACCGAACGCATCTTTAATTGATTGTCTCCACTGCTTGACTGCTTCTCGTCGCTGTAGCGCTTGGAGGTTAGCCATAGCTGCATCTGGCGTTAGATACACAAAACCCCCAGCAGGCGATCTAATCACCATACCGGGGGTTTTGCTTGGTACATATAGGGTTTTGTGTCCCTATGCACCAATATAGCTTCTAACCTTTTTAATATCGACTTCTGGAAGTGCAGAAATCATCTCAGAAATAGCGCTAACGTCACCACCGTTCAGAGCAGTAATACCCTGATCCTTGAGGAACTTAATAGCGTTAGCAAGGTCAGAAGCTTTTACATCCTCACGATTCAGTTGATCAATCAGTTTCGTAGCCACCAGTCGGTGGAGTGAATACAGATCGTCTTCTGATGCGAGACCTGTAGGTTTATTTAGAGCCTTTTTTGGAGAAGCTGCCATAAGCGGTTTTAAACAGTTTCAACCCCAATTGTACGAGGCCATTTTCCTTCATCTTTGATGCACCGATCAATTCGGACACAGCAAAGGCCAGCGACCACAGGATCGCTTGAACAGCAGGATCAGAAAAATCCATAGCTATTTATACGAGTTCTCCATCAAGATACTCGACCGTCGTTAGGTACGACGTTTTTTGGACCACTTTTCCAATAATCTGCAAATTTGGCCAAGATTCCGTCAGGGATGTGATCCTGCAAGAAATCAAGAGCAAAGTTCTGATGCTCCTGATTGTTGTAGTACATCGCTACGTCACGCAGACGGATTTCGGCCATTGAAGAAGATACGGTCGAGTTTTTCATCGATGCGCTGAATCCGCTGATCTAAGCGGTCCATCATCGGCATTAACTCGTCCTTTCTAACAAACTCTTTGTGCAACGTCATCTCGACTTGATCAAGACGGTTCTCGAAATGATACAGACGTTTACTCGTCCAAGCAAAGACGCCACCTCCAACGGAAGCAGCGCCTAGTACTAGCGATAGGACGAAGGAAGGATCCATCAAGCTCTGCCTTCAAAACCTTTCTTTGCTTTAAGTAGGTAGGCAGAACGAACGTTGATGGCCCCTTGGCGGTATGGGTGACCCTTAGGTAGCACCTTGGTCTCACCGGTTTGAGGAAGGCTAGGACCGCTTCCAGAAGGCTTCTTTGTGCCTTTCTTAATTTCAAATGACGGCATTACTTTTTACCACCTTTAGGAACACAGTTAGGGACGGGTCGGCCGCCCTTTTTCTTCATACCAACCATTTCGTACCCCTTCCAGCAGGGTCCCTTCTTCTTACTAGCCATGATTACTCTCCTTTGAGTTTGGTGTTGTAGTTGCGTCCACGCCATTTAAAGGTGGACTTACCAGCGTCACGAGCGCTAGCAAAAGCTTTGTCAAAGGATTCAGCACGAGTCAACCCTTCGTCAGCACCGCGCATATTTTGAGAGGGCTTGTAATCACCACGCTCACGAGCAGCGGTAAGAGTGCCATCAGCAACAGGCTTAGGCTCTAGAACTGCATAACCAGCTGCAAGCGCAGGAGCGTAGCGACCAAGGGTTGAGCGCACAGCCGACTCAACGAACGAGCCGATGCTAAAGCGGTTACCGGTTCCAGAAGGCGTACCTTTACCCCGAGTAATCTTCTCGTTCTCCTCACCCATGAGGAACTTGTTCCGTTGGATCTGACGCAACGAGTCGTCAGTAGGTCCTTGACGTGAAGGACGCTGAGGACCAAACGGCGAACGAGGAAGACGGTTTTCGCCAGTAGTAACCTTAGCGTTACTAACTGCTTGGCGATTAGCCCGTTGAGGGTTTTGACCTTTAGTAACTGGCTTGTTGCTCTTCCGCTTTGAGCGGTTACGAGACGAGGTAATGTTCAGAGCCATTATTTAGTTTGTACCCTTTACTTATACTGCCACTTTTTCCAACAAAAGTATTGCTCCCTATGCAGCCGCTCACGCGCTGACACTGCTCTGGCCAAAGGGTGGTGGCGAGTAACGCCTCATGCTCCGAATAGGGTTTACATAAGACTGCAGTTAGGCAGTTAACTGCTGAGACAGCGTAACAGACTACTTAGTCTTGTAACCAGTCTTGGTTTTACCGCCTTTACTGCCTTTGTGTTGGGCGTATTTAGCGGCCACTTCGGGTTTCTGAAAATAGAGATATTTACGCTGTTTTTCGGACTTAAACGGCATGACACGTAGTACGTTTATTACAAATAGAATTTAAGAAAAATGCAGTTTTTAGGCAAGGGTGTGAAAGATACTAAACCTAAAGAACCTGGCACACAAAAACCGATACACGAAATTGTACAACTTGCTGTTCTTGGGTGGTCAGCGACGATCCTGACTGCTGGTTACCTAGAAATCATTCGAGCTGATCCGACTTTTGTTGCGAGCATCTTTACTGGGTGCTTAGCTAATTATGGAATTTCTAGAGCAAGTAATAAACCAGAAGCTAAAGAACCTACAGTTAAAACAGAACCCGCTCCAAAACGATGAACAAGTTGTTCCTGTTTCTTGTTCTGTTAGTTAGTCCGGCATACGCACAGTCTGTAACCCCGAACTTCACTCAGGGTTCTATGACTTCGACGACAACTACGACAACTGACATTTCTGAAACTATTGCCATCGAAAGATACGGTGGTGATTACACTTATACTTCTGGCTATAACGTAACTCCGAGTGGCGCTATTCACGCCGCAGATACAACGTGGAGCATTACAACTTCTGGCGCAGAGTTTCAGCTCGAGCAAATCTCCCGTTCGGCAGGGGTAATCGAGACCGAGGACATCAGCCGCACCATCACCATCGAATCCGTTACCAACAGCTTGTCTGTCTTCTCGCAGTAGTCCTAGCGGCTCCTGTACGGGCTGAGGATGACGGTATAACGGCCATTGCAGCGCCTCAGGCGTCTTCTAGCGGGTCTGTGAGCAATCAGGCCGTGCAGATCAACCAAGGCGGCTACAGCCAGCAAAGCTTTGGTCCTGGAAACACCTGTAACTCAGGGACGATGGTTCTGACCCCGTTCTTTCTCGGCAACGACGTTAGTCCTACCTACGTCAGAAACCAGAACTACGGAGCACAGGTCAGCTTTAGCTTCCCCCTAGACGGAGGGATGGTTGAACTGTGTAAGGAGACAGCCAGGAAGCGCCTTGAGAAGGAACGTCTTGATCTGTTTCTAGTGCGGTACCGAGAGTGCGCCAAGATCCACTCCCTTGGGTACATGATCAGGCCAGAAAGTCCTTACGCGGCCGCTTGCTCCGACGTTGTTCCAATCGCTGCCTACCAAAAGATACAACCTTCTTCCCCCTCATCTTCTGAATTTTCTTCACCGCAGTCTTGATAACGGGTTTAAAGACGCTCACAAGCCGCTTGAAGATGCTTGTAGCTGCCAGTGCGGCACCAACACTCACAGCACTGGTTGTCATAGCCGTAGAGACGATCTCAGCCCTAGGTACAGGGATCTCAATGTCTAGAACTGGGATCTGAATTTTAGTAACCTCGTTAGATATAGGTATCTTTGGGAGCTTTGGTTGTGGCGGTTTTTCTGGTTTTTCTTCTGTTTTCTTTTGTGTTCGTGATTTTACAGATGCTTGAGGAGGGGCGGAAGTAGGAGGAAATACCATGACCTCATAAGACGGAAGCTCCGCCCTTGGCAACTCCAAAACAGGAGCTGGCAAAAGCGGAGACTTCGGAAGGTCAAATATCGGAAGTGGTGGTACTCCCGGTACAGGCATTAGAACTTGTACTTAGCTCCGGCCTTAGCTCCGTAGGAGTTCACGTCGTCAAATGCGGCACTGAGTTCTCCGTACACGGAAAGCTGTTCAGAGGCCGCAATCGAGCCACCCATTTTGCCGGTAGCAATGGTGCTGCCCACACCGCCGTCAGGCACCGTGTAGCTAGGGCCACCTTGCAGGTAGTAGCTAGCAACGCCAGAAGCACCTTCTACACCAATGTGGAAATCAGTGGTAGTGGCGCTGTAGTCGGAACCGACAAAGCCGCTGTTGGCTTCGACGTTGGCGTAGAAAGGACCAGCAATGGCTGCAGGAGCTGCCAGGACCATAGCCGCAAGGGCGGCAGAAGCAGACTTGAACATCTTAGTGAAATAAGGTCTCTGTAATCGTAGCCCTATTTCCCTTGACCACGGTACGGTTTCTTGCCCCGTTTGGGTTTGCTGTTCTTGCTAGACCCCTGGGTCGTCTGCTTGGGCTTTGGCGGCAGCTTTACTTTGCTACCGCTAATGGTCTTACGGGTTGCCATTTTCCTGAGCCTCAAGCATTGCCTGATAAGCAGCAACGACCTCATCGGTCCACAGTGCCGTAGCGACTGCCTGCATTTCGGCGCATTCGCCGCTCATGTCCTCGCCAGGTGTTTTGACGTGGCGGTGATAGGTGCGCCCCACTTCGACGCCATCCTTTTCAACGATGTTGGCTTCACGGCATTGCAGGATGCTGTAAGGCGGGATGATTTCGATCTTGTGTTCTTGGCGTTCGGTGAAAGCCATTAGGGTCATCTCCTAGATGAAACAGGTTTAGGCTTGGGGCTTAGACAGTGTAAGCGCCGCTAAAACTTATGATATTCTTTTCTGCTGCAGCGGTAAAGTTTCCATTGGTCAGCCTTGCATTTGATGTGGCACTGGTGTCATTATTAAACAGCTTAATTCCAGTTGAATTAGGCTCTAGCAGAAGACGCAGGTAAGGATGATCTTCAGGCCATGCGCGAGCCTGACTGATAGCAAAAGCAGCCACCCTCTGAGACGGAGAGCTTGAAGAAGCGAAAGGAAGTCCCGCTATCAGAGCGTTCCCACTCAACGAGTTGCTGCTGTTGATATAAACATAACCTTGAATATGCACAAGAGACCCTACCTTGATATATCTTCCAGCCGAAACAACAGTCGCATCTCCTGAGGATGAGAAGTTGTAGACAGGATCCCAAGTTCCTTCTTCGTAATCATCAAACAGTTCTGACGTTCCCGTTCCTGAAGTAGCCGAAAAATCAATACCGTTGCCGCTGCTGACGACAAGGTTGCCGCTGGTGATAGTCAGATCGCCCGTGCAGCCAATCGTTCCACCAGCCGTGAAGTTATTGGCGGTGGTGACGTTATTAGAGCTGTCCAGCGCGATGTTGTTAGACGTTGCGCTTTCGTGGCGCAGGTTTGTGACCTTGATCGTAGACATTAGCTGGCACCTCCTTCAAGTGCGGTAAGGCGAGCCTCAAGGGAGGCGTTGGCGGTTTCTAGGGTTTCGATCTTGGCGATAGCTTCCTGCAAAGCAGCAGTCAGCAGAGGTACAAGTTTGGATTGGTCGATGCCTTGATAAACGGGAATTGTATTTCCGTCTTCGTCCAGTTTGGTGTCACCAACGGCAACGCCGTCAGGCAATTCTTGGCCTTCCTTCCAAACCTCTACTTCATTGTGCTCGCCAGTAACAGCCTCTGGGACTACGCTTGCTGCCTCATGAGCAATGAAGCCATCAATTAAGGTATTTGATTCGTCGCTAATCCAGTTAAACCGCCTAGGTAAAAGTTGTTTAACACGGGTGATTGCGTTATCAAGATTAACTACGTTTTCCTTGAGGCGATAGTCAGAGCTTGTGTTGTAAGAAACACTGCTGGACCCACCGTTAACGTAACCAATAACGCTGTTGTTGTATTTAAACTCCAGCATCCGACCGGTGCCGTTGGTCCGGTGCATCACGCAAACAGTTTCGTTATTGCAGTTCATCCCGACCGCAATAGAGCCACCGCTAGTCGCATTGGTAAAGCGGAAGCCGTTGTAATCGTTGATCGCGTTTCCGCTCCAGGGGACGTTATCAATGCCAAAGCCCAGGCCAAAAGTGCCGGCCTGGCTAAGCACCATCCTTCGGGTGAAGGTTATTGTGTTGCCTGTAGTGCCTGATCCTGCACTGAAAAAATTAAGATTGCCATCGCTTAGCTGTAAGCGACCAGCCGCATGAGAGCCCCCGTATTTCCAAGCGTTGTTGTAGTAGCTGTTGTTAGTAAAACTGGTGTCTGCTGCACTGGTAGCGACGATGCCACTGCCAGCGTTTCTCACTTCTAAGGTTGAGCCACTAACAGAGCTTGTGCTAGGGGCGAGGTTAATCGCCATATTGCCATTCGCGTCAATCCTTACTTTTTCACTACCTTCAGTGTTGAATTTAATGTGACCGTTACTGCCGGTGTCAACGCACTCGACAGTGGTATTGCCTTCGGTAATAGAGTCAGAGGCAAGCGTTGTAAAGCTCAGGGTTCCAGAGCCGTCGGTCGTAAGGACTTGACCGCTAGACCCCGCGCTAGTCGGCAGGGTCAGGGTAACGTCAGTTCCCGCAGGACTTGTGTTGTCTGGTGCATCAATAGAGACGGAGCCACCAGTTGCACCGTTAATTTTAAGTGTCATTAGTTAGTGCCTCC